CGTGCGAACCATAGCGCACGCCGCTTGTAGGAGAAGACTACCAACCATTCCGGGGAAATTAAAGACCTTGGAAGGAAAGATTCTTGTAGCCACGCCGGGACGATTAGGATACCTTATCCGCGCTTACGAGCGTAATATTGACCGGCATATGAACACCACGCCTGTTCGGCTCAAGGAGTACCTTAAGGCAATCGACTTGCATGTCGTTGCCAATCCTAATGATGAAACTAAGTGCGTAGTTGAAGTTAGGAAGAAGGATGAGAGGAGGGAGCAAGTTGGAGAACCTTTGTTCGTCGTCCATGGGAATCGTGATGATGCATATTATGCCCAACTTTGTGCCCTTCTCGCTGCGCGTAAAAAGTTCTTCCTCACTAAGTATCAGAATAGAGTTTATCTCGAGCCAAAACTCGCGCAAACTCATCTGGATGAGGAGATGGTTCAAATCCGAATTATGGGCTCTGCCATAATTGGTTCTAACTGTATACCATGTACGGTTAAACCCAATGTGTACTTACGATACGTCAGACCTGCCGTGAGCGCAGCACCGTTCTCGATGAAGGCTGTGTATGACGAGTATACTAAGCGGACTGGGGATGCCTACCCTGGGCAAGTCTGGAGTAAGGCTTGGGTTTCCACAGGAAAACCCCAAGGCTTGATGAAAGCTCTGGAATCGATCGTAAAAGATCGCCTCACCATCGCACTGCCAAGTATTACCCACTTACCAAAGATAACTACTTATTATCTGTGGCGTATGAATTGGAAGCCCTCGAAAGTACTGCAAGTCCCCCCGATCGATAAGCGAGACTATATCGACGGGATTACTGTGCCTGCGCACAGCAAGGCTGGCATTGTACTGTGCCCCACGAGTATCAAGCCTTTGCCCAATGGAGATAGGGCAAGGCATGGTCCCACTACCACCAAAGAGAAGGCGCTCCCGTTAGAGCGCGCTCGAATGTGGGAGATAGTTAACAGGATTATTGCTCAGGTAAGGAAAGGAGAGACGCCTTCCTTTGATGAGTACCCGTTGATTATCGCCTCGTTGGCGGAGAAACCTGAGGTCCGTATGGAAGGAGACGACCCTGAAAAGGTGAGGCTTATCTTCATTGTTTCAACTCTGAAGATCCTCCTTGATAAGGGTCTGTTTTCTTGTTGGCATCACTACTCTCGATCGAAGGGTGGTAACACTATTGGCACGAAATGGCGCGCTGGTGACGCAGCACGTTTCGCCAAGAAATTCCATGCGGACGAGCCAAATCGCTTCTGGATCCATGGAGATGCGAGGAAGCTCGACCAGTCTATGAAGGCGTCTGTGATAACTTTGCTCACTTATATGCAAATTATTATTTATGCCCCAGACGATGAGCTCTATAAAGCAGCGCACCATCTTGCCGCTTGGTCCGGCAACTTAACCGGTGTTAAGTTGGTTGCGTGGGTCGATTCGATGTATAGATTGATTGTTGGGACAATGTTTTCTGGCGATTTCAATACGTCGGCTATTGATACTGCTTATGTTGATGACTCTATCATAGGCTTCGTTCTCAAGGTGCACGATGATTTAAAGCGTGTTCTCGGAGCATGTGAAGCGAAGAGATTTTGGATGACTGTCACCTCAGATTCCACTGTTTGGGGCATTTATGGGGATGACTTTATATTCAGCGCTTTAAACGAGTGGCGAGAATGGTGCAATCTACGCTCTCTCAATGCGTATTGGAACGAATATTGGGACATTGCCGTCAAGATGGAAGCCTCCTTTGAGTGTGAATCTTTTTACACTGTCTTAGCTCATACAGTGGACGCTGACGGGCGCCACCATTATGAGGATCGAGTTGTAAAGGAAGGTGTCGTCTTTTTGAAACGTCGCTTTATAAAGTGGCAAACCAGTTTCACAACCTCGTATGTCCTCTGCTGGAGAAAGACAGAAGACTATTATGCGAGGGCTGGTATTTCCGGCAATGAAATTTTGGATCCCTCGCATGCCATTGTGCGTATACATGGCTTGCTTTGGGACACTCAAGGTACAAATGACCACGCATGGAACTTTTTAGAAGATATGTGTGATATTATTGTGTCATTTTACCCTGAGGCTGAAACGCAGATAAAATTCCTCGATAAAGAATCTAGGGCATATCTTGCAATGGTAGAATATGCCAAAAAGTTGGGGATGAACCCAGATGACATGGATTTGACTCTCCGTCCTAGTCGACAACGGGTTCTTCAACATTTCTTGCCTTCTAGAGACCCGCTTGGAGATGAGTCGCGCCTCAAGTACCGTGCGCTGCCTCACTACCTCTGCGCCCTCCGATAGACCTGCAA